GCCCTGCCCAGCTCGGTTGAGTAGATCGAGCGGATGTCGAAATGGACCTTGGCTTCATCCAGGTCATAGATCGCAGCGTCGGCAATCAGCAGATCGTCGATCTTGATGACGACCTCGTTCTGGGCCATGTTGCCCTGGCCTTCGATCATCTTGCCGGGCGTGTGGTACCGCGACGTGAAGCGGCCCGTCACCGGGAACTGGGCGCTCTTTCCATTTTGGATCGAGCGGGTCTGAACCAGGCCATCGAAGATGCAGTTCCGAGCGAAGGCAGTCAGCACTTCACCGCTGAATACCTTGAGGAACAGAGCATTGTCCTTGGCCCAAGTGCCCGAGTCGTTGTTGATTACACCGGGCCTTGACAGTGTTACGTCAGGTGCAGCCACCTTCGGTCTCCTTGTTGATGAATGGTTTGTGGTTGATAAACCATTGAGGCCTCTGCCTTCACCAACGTCGCATCACTGGGGTATGGCGCACCGGCCCAGGAGCAGACCACTGGTTGGTTGATCTGCTCCAACTTATAGCGCAGGATCTACTGACCAAACAATGCGTCAGGGGTCGCAGCAATCCGCCGCTCCACATCCTTCCGATACCCAGCATCATGCTCATACCGTGGATCCGACATTGCCTGTTGGATCTGGTACTTCGACGCATACGCTTTGGTCTCAGTGCTTGGAGCGCGGCCACCTGACAGCCTCGGCTCATAGCCGTTCTGCATCATGTAGTCGTACTGCAAACCCTTGAGTGCATTCAGGATGGCACCCTCGTCACCCGCTTCCAGCGCCTTGTTATAGGCATTGGTCCGTTCAGCCGGCAGGCTCCGTGCTGCCCAGGTAGCCAGCCGCTGGTACTCAGCTTCACCACCAGCTTGATCAAAGATCTGCCGCTGGATCCGCTCAGCATCAACCTTGACTGGTGCGGCCTCGACTTCTTTGTCCGCTTCCGGCTCGGCATTGTCAACCTGATTGTCAACAGGCTGCTCCTGCACCGAAGCCTGGCCGCTCTTCAGCCTGCTGTACTCACGCTGCAGGTTCTGGTACGCCGCGGCCAGATCCTCAGTGGTCTGGTACTTGCCCAGGATCAGACCAGAATCCCCAGTCGTCTCGTCGTACAGCTCAGCCCTGGCTGCATCAACCTTGGCGGTCTCCTCAACCTGAGCGGCAACCTCAGCAGGGCTACCGCTCTCACTCGCAAAGTTAACTTCAGACATGGTTGAAGCCATCGCGGATGATCATGTGGCCACCATCAGGTAGTGGCTGATGGTGCATCCCTTTCTCAACCTGCTCCTGCTGGGGGGATTCCACTGGTTGCGAGGGCTGTTGCTGCCTGATCACTTCCGCCAGCTGTTCCTCCGCTGGGTTGCGGCGGCGACGTTGCTCCACTCTGGATTGCTCCTTGTGCCAGTTGCCCAGCAACATTAGCCTGCTGCATCTGTGCTTGCTCAGCCTGTAGTTGCTGCTCGTCTTTCACCAGGCCAGCAGTGTCAATGCCATCGGCTGCAGCAAACCGCCGGATCAACTCGCTCGGGTTGATGTACTGCAGGAACTGTTCAGGTCCAATGCTGGTTGCCACCGTCTGCAGGAACGTGGTCAGTCGCTGCTTGTCATTGCCGCGACCAATAGCTTCCAGGCCTGTCGTCACCTGAGGCTCGACCAATCCCTTGGGGATCTCCGGCAGATCACCAGTGACTTCCATCATGTGCATCACCCGCCGGATCAGGGGTAGCTGCAGCTCAGTGGACAGCACGCTGTACACACCGCCCAGCCCCTGCTCCAGCTGCTCAGCCATCAGCCGGATCTCCTCAGCTGTCACCCGTTCCGCATCACGCTGCACTGCCTCGTTGGTGAGGAACGTGAACTGCAGACGACGCTCGATCATCTGCATTGCTGACAATGCTGTGCTGAAGTCATTGGTCTTCTGTACCTGCAGGAACTCAACGTCAGCTGCATTGCCTGCAACGATTGCCCCGTTCTCAGCGCGGGCCAGCACGTCAGCCCTGGTCACACCGTTCGGGTTCACCAGACCGATCGCCTTGGCAGCAATCAGGCTGCCTTGCACGATCGCTTTGGTCAGGCTCTCCAGGCTCTGCAGATCACCGATCACCTGCTCCACCAGGCCGCGGCCATAGCTCTCACCAGCCACACGGTGCAGGCGCAGCGGCAGCCAGGGGTTGGTGTCGAACCGGCTGAAGCCAGCAGTACCACGTAGCTTCTTGCCGTCGTACTCCTGGTACCACTCAACCCGATCCTTCTGTGGATCCGCTGGCGACTTGTTCAATGTGATGTGCGTGTACACATCCTCCCGGTCATCACCATCGTGATCGCTGTCCGTCTCATCCGGCTCCGGCACCGGCATGTACTTCTCGGCCACCTGCTCACGCACCACGATCTCGGTGACGTTGCCTTCGGGGTCACGGTCAACCACGAATGACCGCAGGCTGTACATCCGAATGCCCTCCTTGCCCACGTACAGCAAGGCATTGCCGCCAACGATTAGGTGCTTGATCGCCTCAAACACAGCGTTGCGTGCCTGCAGTTGATCCAGCCGGCGGATGACCTGACGCTCGATGGAACTCAGCAGCTGATCCAGCCGGGTCAGCACGTTCTCTCGATCACCGCCCTGCTGCTCCAGCCAGTCACGGATCTTGCCGGCATCAATGGTCAGCCGGAAGAACGGTTGGCTGGGTGGCAGCAGGGCCAGCAGCAACTTGGCACTGAGGCTGCTCACCCCCCTGGCACCAGCGCCTTGGTACAGGCTGGGGATGGAGTTGTACTGCTCACCCGTCCAGCCCTGGTTCTGATCCGACTCGGGGATCAGGGTTGGAATGGTGAGGCTGCTGCAGTCAACAGCACGCCGCAGGTACAGAGAGCGGTACAGCTCCAGTTCTTTCCAGCGGGATTGAGCGGTGGATTCCATCAGGCGATTTGCAAGCCGACAAGGCTGGGTGCCATCAGGCTGGCATCACTCAAGATTGACAGTGACGACAAGGTGGAGTTGTTGGTGTAGCTGCTGCCAGTCGTCGCTGTTCGGCTGTCACCCAACGCAGGAGCAGTAGCGGTGGCCTCTGCTGTTGGGATGTATGCCCTGCTCAATGCGTTGGTCTGTCGTACCTGCTCCTGGTAGGCAGCTTGGCTAGAGGCCAGTTGCTGCTGCTGCAGTGCCAGCTGCTGATCGAAGCCGGTCTGCTGCTTCAGCATCAGGTCTCGCAGGCTGGCAACCTGTTGATCAGAGCCAGCCTTGACAGCCGCCAGCTGTTCGGCGGAGCTGACCTTCAGTGCGTCAAGCTGCTTGGCGTACAGGTCTCGCAGGCTGGCAACCTGTTGATCAGAGCCAGCCTTGACAGCCTCCAGCTGTTCGGCGGAGCTGACCTTCAGTGCGTCAAGCTGCTTGGCGTAGGCGGCTGCATCGTCTACCTGCTTCTGCTTCCAGTAGTCAGCTTCGCTAACACCGGCAGCGCCCTGGTGGTTGATGTTGCCAATGACATTGTCGTAGCTGCCGTCATTGGGATACGGCAGATCATTGGCACTGCCGCGGCCAGCCGTGACTGCTGGCGGTGGTGCGGGTGGTGCGACCGGGGCAGGCGGGCCGTCGTACCGCCACATCTTGCCGGTCATGTTGGTGCTGCCCGACCGGGGGTTGGTGGTCTGGTAGCTGTAGTCCCCGGCGTAGCTCCAGCCAACTCCAGGAGAGTTGGCGGCTTTCATCGTGTCGCCAGGGTTGAAGTTCTTGATCAGGTTGGATCCATCCCTTAGCCAGGCGTTAGCGCCAGGCCTGACAGCTCCACCGGCCCATGTGTCGTAGGTGTACTCAGCCATCAGGTCAACCCCCTGAGAAAACGAATGACAGACCTCTGACCAGAAGCGTACCGAATCTGATCAACTGAATCTTGCAACTCAGGTGTGCGCTCAGGGAACAGCTGATCGAGAGCATCCAACGCTTCATCAGTTATGCCTTGCGCAACGATGCGCTTCAGGGCGTCGGGGGATTCCATAGGTTGACCTTGTGGGTGTCGAAGTTGTACTCACCAGCGCGGAGTACACGTACTAGTCGCGCCTGTTGCGTGGCATACGCTGATGCGTTGACCACTTTCCCTTTCGTTTCATACGTCCGAACAATCTCTTCCCAGCAATCCACAGGTTTGCTGAGGTCGAATGATTCGACGATGCGCTTGGCATTGACGGGTCCGATGCCAGGGCATCCAGGTACTCCATCGGTTGCATCACCCGTAAGGTACTGCTCATACGTGAATCGTTCAGCCTGTTCATGTGTCTGCTCTGTCGTTTCCTGATCCAACCATACGTGCACTCCTGGTATCTGCATCAGGTCTTTGTCGCCTGATGCAATCACCACCTCGTCTTCCATGCCATCCATCGTGGCAAAGATCCCCAGCAGGTCATCCGCTTCGATCTGGTGGAACATGAACGCCGTGCTCTCGCCCATCAGTTCCGATCGCAGCTGCTTGTACCCGATCGGTTTCGGCGTGCCCTTCCGCTTGGCCTTGTACTCGGGGAACAGCTCACGCCGGAAGGCGCTGGCATCCGTGAAGCAGTGCCACACATCGTTGTAGCTGCAGCCGAACTGGTCACACCACAGCTCCACCTGTTGCCAGTACATTTCCCGTGCCGCCGGCAGCTCGCTGTGCCGGGTCCACACGTCATCGTCCAGCTTGATCTCAACCTCTGTGGCTGAGGCTGCCCTGAACAGCAGCATGTCCGAGTCGAGCAGGATCCTCATGGCGTCACCACCCTTGGGGTGGATTCAACGCCGAAGCCCGTCCACTTGATAGTGGCGACTTGCTCCACTGGCTGCGCTGTGTAGAAGCGGTGGTCACAGCTTTTGCAGTGCCGGCGCCTGACCAGATTGGCCTTCTCGCGGTCACGCTTGGTGAAAACCACCACGGTGATCAGTGTCCCGCAGTTGGGACACTTGGGTGAAAGTACGTTGAGTCCCATCAGGTAGTAGGTAGCAGTTCGATGTAGTCCCAGATCGGGTCTTGAATGTCGAGGCCCTGATCCAATAGCCAGACGGCCATGTCATCAGGGTCGTAGAAGGTGGCGGACTTTCCCTTGGCACCTGCGATGTAGAGGCAGGTAAACCCCTGTCGTTCAATCACTTGCACGGTTGCTGTATCACTCAGCCAGTGACCTTCACTGATGTAGCTTTTCATGGATGCGCTCGGCGACACCACGAATTGCTGCGGCACACAGGATGGCGCCTTGTCTGTCGGCATGGTCTGCCCACTTTTTGATGTCAGCGACGACAACCGCGAGAGCCGCCGACATGCGATGTTGAGAAGTGAGAGTGTAAGTCGAGTCAAGAAACCAGTAAGCATCACTGCACCTTTCGATCAAGGACAGCTCGCCTAACTTCGTCGCGGACACTGGTGATTGCGGCGACGTATCCGTTCCAGAATCCACTGGCGTACTCATAGGGGTAGCACTCTTTGGGGGCTGACTGGTGTTCTTGTTGGTTGTCATTGAACTTGCGTACTCCGACGTTGTACCGAATGTTCAGGGCCTGGCCTGTAATCTTGTACTCCTTACTCGGATCGAGGTCCGCACTGGAGAGGTACTGATCAACGTGATCGCTGCGTTCAGATACTTCGCCTGTGCGAACACCATCGCTGCCTGTTTGGTTGGTGCCTTGATCAGTTCCTTCATCGGAGGAGCGTCCGGGAACTTCACACTGATGTGCCATAGCGGATGCTTGGGGTCGTCGGAGTAGGTGATGCCACGGTTGGCAGGGTTCGGTCCGCCTTCCGATGGATTGTCAATGCGTGATTTCATGGAAGCGGCAACTGGGTAGGTAGTGCAGCTTGGACATCAGGCCAAGCTCACCCTTGACCCGGTTCTTTTTCAACCAGGCACATGTTGTGTTGGCTTCAACCTTGTCTTCCGACCGTGGGTTACGGACCAACATGACCACGAAATCGGGGATTTGTGCTAGGGAATGAGATCCGCGTAGTTCGGCAAGCGTGGGTTCGCCGCCTTCTTCGTGCGAAGGACCGATGCCACCGCCTCTCGACAGGTGGCAAACGACCACCATCGTGAAGTTGAGTTCGATGCAGAGTGTCTTGAGATCCTTGATGCAGCGATCAATAGCCCGCCGCTGATCAGTAGCAAGCGCAATGCCATCAGCTAACAATGAGAAGTGATCAAGGACAACGACCTTGCAGCCCTCGCCCAACACGTAATGTTTAACGGTGGCAACAAATGAGTCAAAGTCATCGCTGCCAAACTTATCCAACAGATACAGGTTGGGAGCGAACCGATCCAGTGCTTCCTTGATCTGCGCCGGATCCCGTTGCTCACGCTTCTCGGCGGTGTCCAGGTGGAAGCCAGGGCTGAAGCCCAGCTCTTCACTCAGCATCCGCTCCAGGCTGGTCTCGCAGCTCTCCTCCAGTCCCACGTAGGCGACCTTGACGCCCTGCTTGCACAGGTTCAAGGCAATGCTGCGGGTGAACAGGGACTTACCGATGCCCGTGCCGCCGCTGACCATGATCAACTGGCCAGGCTTCATGCCCTCGGTCATCGCATTCCAGCCTTCCCATGGGTAGGGCAGACCGAAGCGGTGCTCAGGCTTGAGGATCTTGTCGAGCAGGTCCGGTGCATGAACGATGGCCTCCGGCCTTTGGCGCTTGGCGTTGTTGATGGCCTCAACGATTGAGGCATAGTCATCAGCAACCCATGCCTCGTTGGCATCCTTGTATGGGAAGCCGGCTGCGACAGCAGCAGTAGGACCAATGAGTGCGGCAAGATCAGCAGCAGCCTTGCGGCCAGGCTCATCGGTATCCATGAAGATGACAACTCGCTTGAAACCAAGGATCCAACTGAGTTGATCCGTGCAAGATTTCTTGGCCGAGGCAGCACCGTCAGGGATAGAAGCAACAACAAACTTGGACAGTGAGCGATGCTTATACAAACACTCATACACAGACATGGCATCTATCTCTCCCTCAGTGAGGATGAGTACGCCATCGCTGCCCAGGTGCTGGCCGAACAGCTGAATCTTGATGCCCTTCTCTCGACCTAGCCAGGCGAATTGCTTCTCGCCATAGCGGATGTGTTGAGCAACGGTCAGTCCGTTCTCATCCCTGTAATTGGCAACCTGAGCAGCAGCATCACGCTTGTAGGCTGCCAGCTCATAGCCATACAACCGACAGGTACGGCTGCTGATCTTGCGAATGCTGGTGGGTGCAGTGCCTGTTAGCAATGACGCCTTGGCTGTGATGGTGTCGGTGCGTGGAAGACTGCCGAGCAGTCGCTTTGCTGTTGGATTCATTCGTTGTGTCCAAGGTTCTCCGTGTTCTGTGTAGCGTTGTTCGCAGACGAAGCAGTAAACAGAACCGTCTGGGTAGACGGCTGCTCCGTCTGAGCTTTCGCATTCCGGGCCGGGGCATGGAATGTGGGTCTGGCTCCTGCCATCCATTGCTGCATGAACTCAGGTGGGATAGGGATGGGGCACCAAGCAATGCCGTACTTGCTGCACCACTGTGCATACGTTGTCTTGCTTTGCTTCCTCAACGTCATGTGAGGACGTTGCAGTGCAACAAAGATGGGGAGGCCAGGGTTGTTCATGATCACCGCCAGGAACTTGGTCCGTTCTGCCGGTGGCCACCAACCTTTGACCTCGACGTACACATCACCCACCTTGAAGTCAGGCCGGTACTGGCGGTGCAGGACGTAGCCAAACTTTTCCGTTTCATACAAGGGGGTGTAGCCCTGCTGTAGCAGGGCCTCCTCGACTTGCGTTTCCAGCTGGCTTCGGTGTTCTCGATCCTTCCGGCTGCGCAGGCGCCGGTTGTACCGATCAAGCATTGCCGCCCAGCAGCGCCGCGACCTCGGCTTCCTCGGTGGCCAGCACGAAGCTGCCACCCTCGATCGGATCCAGCTTCTGCTCTGGTGCCACCATCAGCTCACTGATCTGGAAGCCACACAGCTGGAAGCTGACACCCTTGTTGGCGGGTGAGTCGTACACGTATGACTCAAACACCACCTTGCCCATGGTGCCGCCGCCAATCATGTTGAGCTTGCCGGTGACGACGTTGCCCAGGCTGTCGTAGATGACAGGTGGCGTGTTGCGGACGGTCTCACCCTCCCGGCCTTTCTTCTCCAGCCGGCGGACGAAGGACCAGAGCCACTCGCCTTCCACCGCTTCACGTTCACCGGCTTCGTTCTTGCGCTCGGACTGACGGAAGGGGAGCTTGAGCTTGCTGTTGTCAGTGGGGAACTTGCTGTTCTCGTTGCGCTTGGCAGCCAGCAGTTCCTCTATGACAGCAAAGAGGGGCTCACTGTCAGCGTCGCTGAGAACAAGAGCTGACATCCATTCAGTCTTGCCAAAGCTGCTGGTGCGGGGTTCAAGTAATGCGCCGTAGACGTGGCGGCCAATGGGAGTCAGGTGCTTTTGGCGCTGCAGTGCTTTCAGTTCAGACACAGTTAGGTAACAGTTGAGTGGGACAGTTGAGGGCTGGTCTTACATGCGAGCCTCCTCCAGGAATGCCGCAATGCCAGCTGCAATGATGGTACTTGCAATGTTGAGCGGTGTCAACAGTGCATCAACAGAAAAGGAAGGGGTTCTCGCCGATGGTGCCGCGGTCCAACGTGCCAACAATCGGTGGATCTGGGACCGGCTGATCCAGTTCCATCGTCACCATCCCCTGGTGCTGGGTCATGTAGTCCACCGAATAGAACCGATGCCACTGATCCATCAATTCCTTCCGCATCGTGCCCACGTTCTCAAGCGTGGTGCCAAAGCAGTCATGCACGGTGGTGATGGGGTGGTCGTAGGTCTGCCAGTGGGACACGAACCGCTGCAGGAACGCAGCATCCTGGCTATGCACGTAGTCCGGTACCAGCCGGCCACGTACAGCACGGCGGTTGAATCCCTTGCCGCTGTACTCACGCATGTTGATCTTGATCACCCGGCCTGACAGACGCAGCTCATACCGTTGCTTCTCTGTATCAGTGGCCCAGCACTCGATGGTCATGCCGTTGGGTGTGCGCCAGTGCGGACGTTGGCCAGCATCCATCTGCAGATCAGCAACAGCACGTAGCCACCGGCTCACCTCTTTGACGTTGGGCAGGGCCTCGTTGATCACGTCGTTGATCACGCTGGCCAGGGTGCGGGCCAGGCCCATGACCGGCAGACCCTGATCCGTGAGGAAGTCTTCGATCTCATCCCGCAGGTACAAGCTGATGGTCTCAGCCAGTGAGCGGTAGCTGCGCCCGTAGATGACAGGCATCAGGCTTGACTTCCACAACGATCGTGGGATGGGGTGATCACGCCACCACTCCAGACACTTCAGGTACCGCTCGTCTTCCTGTGGTTGCTTGGCCAGCCAGTCGATGCGGCCATCTACCAACCAGCCGAGACCGGCATAGAGATCGCTGTACCTATCGCCAGTGACGTTGGTGAACTTGGCCAGGGTGCCGTCACCAGTGAGGCAGGCAACGTGACCCCAGCCAGAGCAGGTCTGATCCAACCAGTGGATGGTGCCGCTGGTGTAGCCGGGGTTGTCCTGGTAGCAGTGCCAGTCCCTGGCCAGCTGCATGAACTTCCAGGGATCCTTGGCCTGCTCGATGTAGGCCAGGTTGCCGAGGGGGTCAGCGCCGCAACGGTCGATGACCTGGCTCATCCCCTTGAGGTAGTCATGGCGCACCTTCCAATCAGACGGCAGGCCATAGGCACCAGCGATTGACCAGGCGAACTGCTTCTCGTGGCCTTTGATGGGGCTGCGCTGCTGGAACTGGAGCAACGAGCGGTGGTGATCAGCAGAAGCCACGTTGATCTGTGCTCCCTTGGCGTAGCAGCGGCCTCGATGATCCATGGTCCAGACGAAGTACAGCTGTTGAGCATCGGCCAGCTTTTCGCAGGCGATCACACCGTTGATGAAGCTGCTGCGGGCAGGGTTGCGGCGCTGGTCTGACTTCCACTTCCACACCGCTTTCCAGTAGGCGCTCGGGCCCAGCCCCTGCTCTCGGTACCAGGCATCAACGGGTTCATCGAGGCGGTCACGGCGAGGCAGGCTGCCGATGCCATGGCCCAGGTTCCAGACGGCTTGCGTCAGGGCCTGCTGCTGCCCATCCAGGGTGTAGGGCACCCGCTGCAGGGCGTTGAGGCTGGCCAGCACGCATGGTGTGGCGTGCCGGATGGTGGCGGGCCACTGCTCCCAGGCCACGGTGCTGATCGGGCTGACGTAGGTGAGGTAGCCGCCGTCGTCATGCCCAGTCCAAGGCTTCGGCGGCACCAGCATCGGCAGGCGCACCGGGCGAAACAGCTTGGCGGCATCACGCCAACGGGTCTGGAATTCCCAGAACAGGGTGGTGGGGCGGATGATCTTGCGCCTGCCCTTGGCCGTGGTCTGCATCCCGATCTCGATCAAGTGCGTGCTCTCAACGATGCACTCCAGGAAGAAGGCACCAACAGCAGCACGCTCAAGGCGGGTGAGCGGGGTGTAGTCGGCTGCCTTGTCAAAGCCCTTGTCACGAAGCCGTTGGATGATCAGCTTCATGCCGAGGTCGTTGTTGGAGGCCAGCTTGAGGGCGCGTAGGTGCTGGCTCCTGCCCCATGAGGGATGGGTCAACCAGAGGACGTATTCAGCCCGCTTGCCGATCATCGAAGCCACTTGGTTGAAGGGCCGATCCTCATTGGAGCTGGTCAACACATAGAGCAGGCTTTCAATAGCAACATGATCGACTGCAATGTCACTGTGCATGAGTGACCAAATGTGAGCAGCTTTGCCAGGTCGTCTCATGCCTAGCTTCTGCAGTTCACGTACCTTTTTCAGGTAGATCGCAGCGATACGGTCAGCCAGGCAGTTGGCGGCACCTTTCTCCCAACCGGGTGCAAGTACACGGTCAGCGCCGACGTTGCGACACCAGTTTTCAAGGTCGATCTGACGTTGACGCAGCCCTAAATCTGGTTGCTTGACTGCGTTTGATGGATGATCGAGCATTCTCAGGGATCTCAGTGAGGATCCCAGTGGTGGCCTGATGCTTGACTGGTGGCAATCTCAATGCGGATTATGAGTCCGCTGCATTCACCAGATTGCTAGACCCCCGCTGGGTTTTCAAGGGTGTTGGTTGTACAACCGGCTGCTGGGTGTACAACCAAGTCTCACCCTCTGGACAGCGTTCAACATTCCATCAGCGCCTCCAGGTTGATAGCTGAACCATGCACGTACCGCTGCGTCACAGCCAGTGATTTGTGGCCAGCCCATTGTGAGATAGCAGGAGCTGACCAGCCACGCTGCGCAAGCCTTGTTAGGCATGTGTGCCGCAGCGTGTGGATGACCCATTCCTTGCGCACCTCGGGGCCGAGGCCAAGGCGATCGGCCGCGGCCTCTTTGGCATCGGTGTAGTGCTGCAGATAGGACTCGTAGCACATGCCAAAGACGCGCTCACCGCCTGCTGCACGCATGGCCTTGAGCAGGCCCTGCACCTCCCGCGGGATGGGCAATGTGCGTGGCATACAGCCTTTCGTTTTTACGAAACTGATGCGTTTCCGATCAAGGTCAACACGATCCCACTGCAGGGCGATGGCCTCACCAACACGGCAACCCATGTGCCAGAGGAACAGGGTCAGAGCAACGGATCGGCGTTGTTCTGCCCTCTCCAGGCCGTCGAGTAGCTCAGCAAACCACTCATCTGGCAGCACCAGATCACGGGGCTCCGCTTCCTTGAGCAGCCGGCGCTCCGGGAACAACGGCATGGTGGTGATCATCCCGAGCCGCTGGGCACGCTTCAGCATCACGCTGAGGGCGCTCAGGTAGCGGTTGATCGTGCCGTTGGCCAGGCCTTGGCTGCGCAGCTGCACCACCAGATCGTCAAGCACCGTGGCGGTGATCTGGTCGGGCGTGGTGGCCTTGCCCAGCATCCGCACCAGACGGCGACCGTTCTCCACCTGGCTCTGATCCTTGCCAGCCCAGTCCAGGCCGGCGCAGATCCGCAGCACGTGGCCGATGGTGCCCTGCGATGCCGTCTGTTCAACGTTGTCAACATCACGGCGGGCCAACTCGATCAGGCCAGCCTTGGCGTCAGCCTCCCATTGAGTGGCTTCAGCTTCAGTGTCAAATGAGCGGCTGATCCTGGTGGTATCTCTACCAACCATGGCAAACCACTTGTTGCGATCAGCGCGATAACGAACCGCCATAAGTCAGAGTCTCCAAGAGTGATACAAACTGTTCGCCGGATGGTGTCAGAAACACTTGCAGGATGCGGTCATCTGCCTTGGTGCGTCTGGTTTCAACGAAGCCCAGACGGCCCGAGAGGCCATCACGTCTGCCGCTTTCACCCATCACGTCAACGGCCCGAGAGACCGCAGCCAGGGTGAGATCACATTCCGTGGCCAGCTCGGTTTGGGTGCGGCCAGGACTGAGGGCAACGCTGAGCAGGAAATCAACCTGTGAGCAGCGGATTTGGGGTGAAGCCTGACGGCAGAGCCGCATGGCATCACGCAGAGCAGATAGTTGAGGCATTGCAAGGTTCACTTACCAAATGCACCCTACGGCAATGGTTGACGTTGTTGGTTGACTGCGTTTAATGTGATCCGCTTTACGTCAACGATGCAGCAAACATGCAACAGGACGCAACACTCAAATCGGAATGCCCTGTGATCATCCCTGATCGCGCATTCCGACAGTGTTGGAACCTCCAGTAACCGCCTGCGGCTGGCACTGATGGCCAGGTAAAAGTCAACGGGAACCCAGAGTGGAATGTAAGAGAAACGCATGTTTTGGGGTGAAAAAGTCCGGGCTACCGGCGTTGATACAAAGAGCGCCAATCGCTAAACCTAAAAACATCCCGACAATGTTAAGTCTCACGGTGGCTATCCTCTGGTGAATGTTTAATCAGTGTTGAGGGCTGGGATGTGTCATTCGCCGTCAACCGTTGGGCGTGGTATCCGCCGGGCACAAGGCCGCGACCTTCCCATCGCCAGCCAAGGCCCACCAAGGCCTCAACGTGGTGGGCTATCAGGGTCTCGGTGTCCATCAATCAGTGGCAGTTTGTGTACGTTGTACCGCCCAGCATTGTGCTGCTGCAGCTGTAGCTACGGCCGCCGAAACCGCCTGTCCTGACGTTGGTGTACGTGGTACCGCCCAGCTGGTAGCTGGAGGCCTCAACAGAGCGGCCACCGAAGCCACCGATGCGGCCGTTGGTGTACGTGGTCCCACCCAGCTGATAGGTGCTGAATGTGTCAGCCATGGCTGGCGTTGCGGTGGCGGCCACCATGGCCGCGGCGATCAGTGCTCTCATGGTCCGGGATACAAGGTGAACAGGGCAGCCGAGGGCTGCTGAGAGGCCTGCCAAGAGGCCTCAGAGCAACCGTCGAGCGGTCTGGCCGGTCTGCAGTTCTGCCTGCATCACGTCCCGTTCAATCAGCGCCAGAGCGCCATCAGTCCAGCGGCAATCAATGGGATGGCCATCGACGCGATGTAGATCGCAAATCCAATAGTCGGCGTGTTGATCAGCCCCGAGGGCATCCAGCTGCCGTATGCCTGCCATGATGGCCGCGGCCAGTTGCGGCGATGGTTTGTGATCACGGCTCCAGAGCTTGACAGGAGTCGGCTGAGGCAGCGTTGTGAGCTTCGGCATGGTTCTGAAATGCAAGGTTTACGGTTGATTGATCAGGCAGCGATGCGCTCAGCCTGTTGCAGCATCCAGTTATCAGCGTCAAGGGCAAGCGGGAACACGTCCTGGCCCTTCCACGCGTAAGCGGCGCCCCTGTTCACTTGCACCCATTGGCCACGTCGCTGGCTGATCCCGGCGTCGCCACCGTGACAAGTCAGGCAGCCGATCAACACGTTCAGCCGGCTTTTTGTGGTGACGGTCTGCCAGCCACAGTCCGAGATCCACACTGTTCCCTCAATGGGCCGGATGGCAGCGATCTCATTGCCATGCAACCGCACACTGATGATGCGCTGATAACCGGGAGTGTGCGCAATGCCGTGGTGATGTTGGGAAACCTCAGTGTTGCCACACTTCAGCTTGCGTCCGTCATGGTCGGCCATCCCCAGCAGATCCCGGATGGCTTGGATCATGCGAGCTTCGGTCTTTCTCATTGGTCTGATTGCAAGGTTTACGTCAGGGGCTCGGAGAAGCCCCTAGAGAGCCCCGCAGGGCTCAGTAGGGGAATCGGTGCGGCAAGGGTCAAACGGTGGCAACAGAGGGCCGCAGACAGGCCTCAGACGTTGCGGAACACGTAAACCGACCCGTCAAACTCGATCGTGCTGTAGTCGTAACACAGCGCGCTGTCCCAGGTGGCTTCGTAGTCGATCACCAGCCAGCTGTACAACCCGGCGTCGTTGGTGAAATCACTGTTCAGCACGTAGTCAATGATGAAGTCACGTTGCCAGTGCCACGTGTCGTCGCACTGATAGGTGAACGCATCCTCAAAGGTTGCTGCAGTCTCGATCCCGAGATCCTGAACCTCGCTGAGGAAGTCCATCAACTCAGTGTGATCCCACTTTTCACCCACAGCATCGTGGATGGCGTCATACAGCCCTTTGGCATCGTCGCTCAGCTCCTCGTAATCCTCATCCTCATCCCGGCTGACGACAGGGCTGATGCCCTTGGCAGCCAGCAGAGCCTCGTAGAAGGCAGTCCATTCAAGCCGGCCGTCAGCGCGGCTGTAGCCGGCCGCGGCAACCATGGTTGATTTGGGAGCATCGGCAAAGTCACGGGCCAGGGTCACAAGGCCGGTGCCGGTAACACGATGGGTCATGGTCTCAATTGCAAGGTTTCACGTTGGGAGCCCTTGAGGCTCCTAGAGAGGCCAGACGGCCTCAGTAGGAGCGTCAGCCAGGGAACCAGCTGTAGGTGAACCGTGGAGCCCAGCCAGGCAGCAGCCCAGCAGGCAGAAGCAGGCAGAAGCGGATCCGCCCGGCTTCAACGCGAAGCTCAGGGCAGCGGCTCCAGTGCTGCCACGTCGTCAGGAAGACAGACAGACGCCAGCAAACAGGGCTGACCCCCAGCTGCAGACGACGCAGCGTCAGGCTCTCGGGCCAGCAGACGTCGACGAAACCGGGATAGGAGCGGTTGACCATGGTCTCAATTGCAAAGTGTGCGTCATCAGCCATCGCTGGCTGTCCCTGCATTGTCACCACAGCCCTTGCCATCCGTCAACCGTTGCCGCCGCCACAGCCGCACACTGCCTGTATCACCACGTACATCAACAGCTGCAGCACCCTTGCCCTCACTGCTTCCTCATCCCCAAAATCCGCTTGGTTGCTTTTCGTGAATTTCCCGCAACCACACCCTCAGCCCCCCAACGCTGCCTCAGCCACCAACGCCTCAACCACACCCCAGCCGCGCCTTCGGCTTGTTCAACACATCGTCAGTCTTCACTCCTCATCCTTTTAGTTAACCAAGGTCTGACTCATCGCTGCCTGCGTTAACCGCGCTACCACTAATCGGCAACGACTGCAACGCAGTCGGCGCAGGATGCACCACAACATTACCTTTGGTTGTGTCTTATTGATTAAAGGCTGTTCCGGCTGTTCATACATTCTCGCAGGGGTGAGGCGTAGCCGAACCCTGTTGCTCATCCCCTGCTAACTCTCAACCTCTAAGTCAACCTCAACGTCTAACTTAATGGCTGCCTTATGGTTACCTAGTTAACCCCTAATCCTTGAACAGAACAGCCTTAATCAATTAATCCACACCAAACGTAACTCTGTGGCGCTTCCTACGCCGTCTGCTTCGCAGACGTTGTGTCTAAAGCGTCTACCTCGTCTATCTCTCTCTTACCTCTCTGTCACCTTACGGATGCCTCAGGTAGACATATCGCGGAAGGTCTGGGTCGGTGTTGTGTTAATGACACATAAGGCCGACAATGTAGCTAGGCGTTAGTCATAATGTAGCGGTGACAGTAATAAGTGTGCAACCAGGCGGATTGTGCATCCGGTGGAAAGGCAGTCAGGGACTGGCTGGTTGCACGGGCCCGGGCCACCCCGGGTAGCTACGCCCCTATGGGGGAACGGCCGCGTGTGGCTATGTAGGTGTAGCCGCTTAGGAATTAGGAGCGGTATGGGAGTGTTTGCGGGAGGCGGCGAGGTGGGTAGCTGAGGTGGCTACAGGTAAGGGGGGGGTTAGGTAAAGCGTAATTGGGGTGTCAAGTCTTGACTGGTGGTGATAGTATCGAGGGGAGACAGTGCTGGATGAAGGGGGATGGGGACGAGGTTGCATGTGAGTGCAGTGTTCAGGGGGGAGTGGGAGGAGAGAGTGGCTGGGTGGAGTGAGGAGCAGTGTCGGATGTTTTTACGGAGGATGAGGGGGTATCCAGAGGAGGCGTGGACGGTGAAGGTGAGGTGGGTGTATGGGCTGGTGAAGAGGAGGGAGGAGAGGGCGAGACAGCAGGAGGGGGTGAGGACGTACTGGGATGACAGGGTGAGGGAG